AAGCCGAGGACATGCTGAGGACTGACCCCGTGGTCAGGCGCTCGTGGCACATGCTCCGTCAGACGCTCCTGTCTGCAACTTGGCGCTTCGAGAGCGCCGACGATGCTGACCCTGTAGCAATCGAGCTGGCGCGCTTCGCTAACGAGTGTTTCGGGCTCGATGGCTACGCCGGGCAGATGTCGCTCTCGTGGGAGGAGCAGCTGGGCTATCTGCTCGAGTTCGTCCCGATCGGCTACCGATACGCCGAGGAGCTGTACCGCGTCGGGCCTGACGAGAACGGCAAGATCAAGGTGTGGCTCGACCACTACGCCGACCGCGAGCCGTCAGCGCATATGAAGTGGCTGAGCCGCGACAACCAGAACCTCGACGGCGTACTCCAGAACATGGTCGGCATCGGGAAGGTCCCCGAGCCGATCCCCGCCAACAAGCTCCTGCTGTTGACCCTCAACCGCACCGGCAGCAACTTCGAGGGCGCAGGCATGTTGCGCCCTGTCTGGTGGTGGTGGAGGACGAAGCAGAGGGTCGCGAATCTGATGTGCGTGGGCGTTGATCGTTGGGCGATCCCCGCGCCCAAGGTGAAGGTCGACCGCTCGAAGGCAGAGATGGCAGGTCTGACCGATGCCGACATCAACAGCATGGTCGACGAGGCAGAGGCGCAGGCCCAAGCCTTCTTGAGTTCTGAGCAGTCGTACCTGATCGAGAACGATGTCGTCACATTCGACAACTACGCCGCCGCGCCCAACCTCTACGCTCAAGGCCCTCTCGACATCATTCGAGAGTGCGACAACCAGATCAGCCAAGCCTTCTTGGCGCAGTTCGCCAACCTCGGCATCAGCGACACGGGCTCGAGGTCTGTCGGCGAGGTCCATCTCAGCGTGTTCCGCCGCGCCGCGATCAACCTCTGCGATCTGGTCGCGTCAGCTGTCAACGGTGTCGACCGCCGGGGAGGCGGCACGGTAGGTCGCTTGGTGCGATGGAACTACGGCGCAGTGGACCCTTCCAAGCTGCCAAGGCTGACCCATAGCGGGCTCGATACTGACGACCTCGCTGAGGCTCTAGGCATGCTCCCCGCGCTCGTGCAGGCGGGTCTACTGACGCCCGATGACGACCTTGAGCGCGCCATCCGTGAGCGTCTCGGAGCTGGTGACCTGCCCGATGGGGCGAGCCGCACAGCTCAGGAGCGCACCACGCCGGCGGCGCTGTCGCCTGTCGCCTCGCTCGCCGAGCAGCTGATCAGGAGGCGACATGGTTCGCAAGGCTAAGCAAACTACCTTGAAGGTAGCCCACACCTTCGCGGTCCCCGACAAGTACGCCCACATCGACTTCTCGCCCCCGAAGGGCGTAGTCGAGGCGGCGGCGCGCGCCCTGCGTCGTCGGGCCGACAAGGTCCCGTCACAGCGAGGCATGACGCCGGTCGGGCTCGCTCGTGCTCGTGATCTTGCCAACGGTCGCAACATGAGCCCCGCGACCGTGCGGCGCATGCTCGCCTACTTCACCCGCCACGAGGTCGACAAGCAGGGATCGACTTGGGACGACTACGGCCCCGGGCGTCAAGCGTGGGACGGATGGGGAGGTGATGCAGGCTACTCGTGGGCTCGCAAGGTGGTCGGGCAGATGAACGCGGCAGACGATCAGACCAAGACCCTGCGCGCCTACGGCGAGGCGACACAGATGGCACCGATGACCCCTGCGGGCGATGTGACTGGTGGGCTGACCGTTGGTCGCCCATTCAAGACGCTCGCTCTCGGGAGCGTCTCGGCGCGCCTCTCTGGTGAGACGATCGGCGAGGTCGACCGCGCCCTCCTCGAAGAGATGGTGCGGGTCTACCGCGAGCGCCGCGAAGATGACCCGGTCATCATCGACTGGCAGCACGCTTCCTCTCCGTTCAACCCCGGTCCTCCCGCCGCGCCAGATGTCGGTGGGGCGCTCGGTCTGATCGTTGATCTCGAACTCCGCGAGGACGGGCTGTACGCCACGCCCGCCTACAACGAGCGAGGGGTCAAGGTTGTGCAGGAGGCGGGAGGCGTCCTCTGGTCATCGCCCGAGTATGTCACCGGCGACATCTTCAGCCGCGACGGCGGCGCTAAGGTGGGGAGCGCGCAGCTCCTCGCAATCACTCTCACACCCCGTCCCGCTCAGTCGAACTCGAAGATTGATCGGGTCACTCTCAAGGAGAATCTCATGGACGACATGTCCCCCGAGGAGCTCAAGGCCGCGCTCGCCGCCAAGGACGCGATGGTCAAAGAGCTTGAGCAGAAGATCGCCGACATGCAGGCGGATGCCGAGGCGAGCCTCGCCGCCGAGAAGCCCGAGGGCGAGATGCCCAAGAGCGAGGAGGAGAAGCCTGCTGTGATCGTTGTCGATGGCGAGAAGCCCGACGACGAGAGCAAGAAGATGGGCGACTACAAGAAGATGGGCGAGAGCCTCCTCGGCGAGATCAACACCCTGCGCGCCGCCAACAAGCAGCTCTCCGAGAAGCTGGCGAAGCTCGAGGGCGAGAAGAACGCCGCCGAGCGTCGTGAGGCGGTCGCCGCGCTCCTGCGCGAGGGCAAGGTCGCCCCCGCCGAGCAGGCTGCGGTCGAGGCGGCGTGGGACGCCCGCACGGCTCAGCCGATCTTCTGGAAGATGTTCAGCGAGCGCCCCGCCAACAGCGCGGTCCCTCTCACGCAGGTCGGGCACGGCGCGAGCGGGCAGGAGCTGACCCACGCCAACCTCGCCGAGCAGGTCAAGGCGCTCGCCACCGAGAAGCACATCAGCTTCAGCGAGGCGCTCAACCTGTTCCGCACCACCAACCCTGATCAGTACCTCGCCGTCTACGGCGCCAAGTAAGGAGAGCCCCCATGGACCTTCAGTGCATCGTCAAGTCGTTCGTCTGCGCCTCGGCTGTGACCGAGTTCGCCATCGTCGCGATCAACGCCAACGGCAAGGTCGCCATCGCCGCCGACGCCACCTCTCCCGCCGTGGTCGGTGTGGCGCAGCGCGCCGCCGCCGCCGGTGACAGCGTTGAGGTCGTGATCTTCGGTGTGACGCGCGTGATCGCGGGCGGCTCGCTGACCTTCTCGACCACGCCGACCCTCGCTGTCACGACCGGCGGCAAGGTCAAGAGCGGGCTCACCGCTGGCGATTACGCCGTGGCGCGCGTCCTGCCCAACATCAACCAGACGAGCGCCGCCGCCAACGAGCAGCTGCTCGCCTTCTTCTTCGGTCCTGTGACCGCCAACTAAGCACGAGCGAGGTGAACCGACATGGCTTCTTCCTACAGCAATCTCCATCCCGTAGATCAGATTCTCAGCTCGCTCGTCGTCGAGGCGGTGCCCTCTGACAGCCAGCTCATTGCCGACAAGCTCTTCGAGAACATCAAGGTCCCCGAGCGCTCTGGCACCCTCCTCCTTGAGCAGACCCGCAACTTCATGGGCGCGGGCGCGGGCCTCGACCTCGAGCGCGCGCCGGGCGCTGACCGCGCGTCCATCGGCGGCTTCGACCGCTCCTCGATGACCTTCAAGGCGCTGATCTACAGCGCCAAGGACAGCATCGCGATGGAGGACATCATCGACTCGCAGTACCCCGGCAGCGAGGAGCAGCGCACCGCCAAGAAGGTCGCCCGCGTCATGAAGCTCGCCAAGGAGAAGCGCGCCGCCGACCTGCTGTTCAGCGCGTCCAACTTCACCGGCTACACCGCGACCTCGACCTCTGCCTTCGGTGCCAAGTTCAACGCCGCCGGCGCCGAGCCGCTGAGCTACCTGCACCAGCTCAAGGACACCGTGTTTGCCAACGCTCACGGTATCGCTCCCGACACGCTCGTCATGGGTCGCGATGTGTTCCGCGCTCTCGCCCGCAACCCCGAGGTGCGCGGCTATGTGGGCACCTCCTCCGCCGGCCTCGCCTCTGGCAACCTGATCCTGAGCGACGCCGCCGTCAAGCAGGTGCTGAGCGATGTGCTCGGCGTGCCCAACATCCATGTCGGCGAGGCGCGTATCGACAACGCCGTCCCCGGTGCGTCCTCCTCCGAGGGCTACATCTGGACCGGCGACTCCATCTTCTTCGGCATCCTCCACGGCTCCGACGCGGTGGTGCAGAAGGGCGGCGCGGTCAAGGCCATGCCGGTCGCGGCGCTCAACTTCGCCTTCGGTGACATGATCGCGGGGCAGTACGACGACCTCGGTCGTATCCGCCGCTATGTGTGGGCCGAGGAGGTCCACAACTTCAAGATCATCGACGCCTCGCTCGGCTACCTGCTGACCGACTGCCTGTAAGATGCGCTGTGAGTGCGGTCGTTCCGTTCAACTGCTCGCAGAGGGCGACAGCGCCGACAAGGTGGCAGTCGCTGATCTGACCGCTCAGGCGAAAGAGCAGGAGGGCGGGCGACGCGCGCTCACCTTGGCGAAGGTGAAGGAGCTGCGCGCCGAGATCGAGGCAAGGGACGCGATGACGCGCGCGTTGGGACAAAGCAGGAAGAGCCTCCTCGACACGCTAGAGGCGGCTCTTTCAATGACCTCGCCCGAGGCGCTCTTGGCGATGCCGAGAGACGCGCTGGCGGACTTCGTTCTACAAGCTGGCTTCGGGCTGACCCTCGACGACTTCCTCGTGCAGTCTGATCGGGTCGCCGCCGCCGCGCTCGAAGCCGTGCAGGTGTTGGAACCCAACGCCACCACGGCGACCGTTCAAGGGCAGCTCGATGCGTTCCGCGTCGCAGCTGTCGACAATGTCTTTCAAGATGTGATCATCCCCGACACGACATCAGCAGTTCGGGCGGCGCTTCAAGGCATGACCTTGGGCGTCCCCCTGCGGGCCTCGATGGGGCGTCTCTCTGCTCAGCTGGAGCGCTCAGAGGGGCGGCAGATCACCGAGCTCAAGACGCAGATCGCCTCCTATGGGCGGCAGGTCACTGCCAAGGTCGGCGAGGCGGCGGGGCTCGACCTGTACCTCTACACCGGCCCCCGAGACGGCATCACTCGCCAGTTCTGTAAGCCGCTGATCAACAAGGTGGTCGACGAGGCGCAGATGGCGAAGCTCAACAACGGGCAGGGCTTGCCTGTTAAGCTGTCGGGGGGCGGCTACAACTGCCGCCATTCGTGGAGCCCTGTGTCGCAGGGCTTCGTTGACGCGGCGAACCTCACGAGGGCGACCGCCGCCGACATCGCCAAAGCCAACGCAGGAGCATGAACATGAGGAAGGCTGTCACCGGGGAGACGCATCGCTTAGACTGGCAGGCGCCGGGTCCTCTCACCGCGCCCCCGATCGCGTCATGGAGGGAGGAGGGGCAGACCACCCTAATCAATCTGACGCAGACGCGCGCGGCGGTCTCGGTGTCGGCTATCGCCGCCGACCGCAGGACGCTCACGGTCACCAACCAAGCGACTGGTCTGCAAGCCGATCAGGCGCGAGCGTTCCTCGTGACGGCAGGCGACAGCATTTACCCCGTCACGCTCACGCGGCTCGTCGGCACGACTGCGATCCTCGCCGAGCCCCTCCCCCGCGAGATCGACCTCGGCGCGTCTGCGCTCCTCGATTTCGCGCTGTGGTATGGCACCGTCCCCTCGTGGGTCACCGACAGCTCTGCGACCTACCCGCTAGAGATCAGCTACTCCATCGACCGGGGGCAGGGCTCCGAGATCATGGTGCAGCGCGATCTCTTCAAGGTCACTCCTCGACCGTTCGCGACGGGTCTTGACCACGAGGCTCTGGTCGGCATGATGCCGCAGCTCGCCGACATGGTGCCCCGCCGCCAGAGCGACTTCTCGTCTCAGATCGCAGCTGCTCTCGACGAGGTGGTCCTCGCCCTGCGTGACCATCTCAAGGACCAAGACTTGACCGAGGACGAGGTCTTTAACGGCGGGGCGTTCATGAACGCTCACGCCTATGCGACAGCTGTTCGCATCTACGAGGCCGCGCTACAGCTCGACACCGCCGACCGACTGCGAGTGCGCTATGAGGAGCTGCTGAAGCTCGCCCTGCGTCTCGTGGCCATCGACAAGGACGGGGACGGCGTCGTTGACGACGGCGACCTCGACAACGCACAGATCGGCGGATCGGCGCGCGACCTGCGCGCGTCTTGGAGTACCTACACCAAGAGCGCCAACGACACATTCTTTAGCCCCGCGCGCGGCATGCGTCACTAGGGGCTGATCATGCCGATGCGAGCCACGATCAACCTCAACCTGCCGGCGGCGCTCTGGACGGCTCAGCAGTCTGCGGCGCTCGCCTCGAATGTGGTCGCCTCGATCAAGATGCGGACGAGCGAGGGGCTCGACACCAACGACAAGCCGTTTAAGAACTACAGCAAGCGCCCCATCTACATTCCGTTCAGGGGCGCGAGGCTCAAGCCCAAGGGCGGTCGCGTCTCGAGGACGGGGCGGTCGATGTACTTCGCCGGCGGATACCACGAGTACAAGCAGAAGAGCCGCAAGCACGGGGCAGGGTCGAGCGCGCTCGTTGACCTCGTGGCGAGCGGCATCCTTATGAACAACTTGGTCGTGCTCCACGCAGACGCGCGCCGCTTCGTCATCGGTCTCACGCCCGAGGTCAGATACTACGGCTACGGGGTCAACCAGACGCGCCCCTACTTGGGGCTCTCGGCGAGGCAGGTGGACATCGTCGTCAGAGCGGTGGAAAATGACCTGCGCGCCAACTTTGCGCGAGGAGGCAGGACATGACACAGGGCATCTTCGCGGCGTGCGCCAAGCTCGAAAGAATGATCGAGGCGGTCACGCCCAAGACCGACCTGCATCACGGCTTCACAGCGATCAACGCTCGCACCGGCGGTCGGGTCGCCCCCCTCGAAGCACGACAGCACACCAACCGCTCCTTCGAGCTGCGCCTCGACGGCTTCTCGACTGACGACGGGGCGGCGGGGCTCTCTGGCAGACGCCGCGTTCCCATGCTCCTGCGGGTCAAGTACGAGATTCCAGCCGAGGAGCACTACCGCGAGCGGCTGATCAACGAGGACGCGGCGCTGCTGCTGCTCGCGCTCAAGGGCCCCGACTACACGCTCTCGACCAGTGGCATCATCTCGGTCATCCCCGGTGCGCCGAGCGCCGAGCCCATCACCGACCCGACGACCGAGGCCATCTCCATCATCCTGTCCTTCCCCTTCGATCTTCTTTACTTGGAGGCTTGAACATGGGCGTCACTCACCGCTCTCTCAGCGTTGCCGTTGAAAGTGCTTTCGGCTCGCTCTCATCTTCGACCGGTCTGCCCGATGCGTCGGGGCTGTCGTTCGTCTCGCTCCCCTGCGAGCGTGACCCGATCCTGCTCTATGGCGACGCGGTGGTCAGCGAGCGCAACGACGCGCGTGACGGCTCCTTCGGCATCGCCCCCGAGCCCGACACCGTCTGGTCTGGTGG